CCAACGGTGGCGGTATCGTCGTTAAAGCGACTGATGGCGTTGTAACCGAAGTGGAAGTAGAAGAAATTGATTATTCTGCTGAGTATTTTGCTCAGACTACCAATAATTCCAATGTTGCCCATAACTATATGTTAATGGCTTTGACTGACTCAAACACAGTCAACAACACTGGCACTGATGACGTTACCAACCCTGTCTTTATGCAGACTGGCGTTGTTGGCGCAGCTGCTGATAAAAAGATTATCGGGCAGTTCGTTAGACAGATTTCTTAATTTCTTAATTTAATTTACTAATTAAACTTATATGGCAAAAGCAGTTCCGATGAACGTCCTAGCAGCAGCTAACGCCATAGATAAATCAGTACAAAAGTATTTTCTTAAGGAATCTACACCAGAGTTACAGTTAAAGAAATATTTTAACTTTAGAACTACGACTGATTACTATGACAAGGATGCTGGTATTTCTGGACTTTCCGAAGCGTCTTTCACAAGTGATAACGCTACTATTAAAAAAGATGTTCCGATTGAAACCTATAAAAAGGTTTATACTCAGGAACAGATTGATATTGAAGCTCCGTTTACTTATTTAAACTGGAAGTTCGCTATCAAGAAAAGAGATGTTACCAATATTGTAAAATCTATTGAGAATGCTCTAAATCGTAAGAAAGAGAAGTTAGCCGCTGAAAGATTAGTCAATGGTTTTAGTGCTACTTATAGTCATTATGACTTACTAAGTGGTAACCGCACCATTACTATCACCGGTGGCGATTCTCTTGAAGCCTTTACCACTGCTCATACTCGTGAAGATGGCGGTACTAATATGAACAATGTTGTTTATGATGGTACTACTTATTCTTTACCTTTTGACTACGCTGGTTATAAGGCTGCTATCCGTACCGCTGCGTTAATGGTTGACCCTCGTGGTAACCCGATGCCAGCTAATCTTGACACCTTAGTTTGTAAAAAAGGTTCTTCTGTTGCTTTCAAGGCAAAGGAAATCTTAGGTGCTATCAAGAAAGGCTTAATTCCGGAATCTAACGACAACGACGGCACTGGTGTTCCAGCTTTCAAGGTTATTGAATTGGATTATTTAACTTCTGATGCTTATTGGTATATGTTTGATTCTTCAAGAATGAACGATGAGTATGGATTCCAGTTTATTGAATCTGAAGCTAACAATGTTGACCCTGTACACGTTAATCCTTATACAAGAGGTTTATCTTGGTTTGGTCACACCTTATGTGCTTTGGGTCATAATGACGTTGCCCGTTCTTGGGTAGCTTCCGCTGGTGACAGTTCAACTACGTAATTAATTTAACAATAAGGGGGGCAATAGTGGTTGAGATGATATCAAAATTATATACAACCCCCCTTTAGAAATTATGTCTACTATAAAAGGACGCACTTACTCAAGTCCTAAGAATATCAACTTAAAACAGGGTATTCTAAGATTTGACGTAAGCAAGACATCTAATCCCTTAAGCAACGATTCTACTGGTTGGGGGTTATATGTTAATAGTTCCAATCAACTTGTTTTTTGGAACAAAACCTCTACCACCGTTTTAGCTAGTGGTGGTGCTGGTTCAGTACCTACATGGGAAACTTTGTTTGGTGCTGATAATACTTTCACCGTTACTCCTGATGCTACTTTTACCATCGCTGGTAATCGTGCGACCGCTACTGACGTTTTAACTATCACCAATATTGGTGGTGGTTCTGGCGATTGTTTACAGATTACTAATTCAGGTACTGGTAATGATATTTCCGGTACTTCTGGATTATTCACTGTAACCAAGGCTGGCGTTATATCTGGTCGTGGTCTAACTTTTGGTGCGGCTTCTACTATTACCTCTACTGCTGGGGATATTACCTGGACTTTAGAAGATAATGATGCTACTGCCCTCAAGATTGGCTCGTCTGGTGCTACCTCAATAATGAATTTTATTACTACCGATGGCTCTGAGGCTGTTGTGTTTGGTAATAATATGACATTAACTGATGGCAAATTCACCGGGACTAGTACCTCAAATACTGTTCCAATGTTCTTACTAAAGAATAACACTGTTACTACTTACGGTTCTGATAGTTCCGAAGATAGTGGTGTGTTTGTTTTAAGTTCTACTTCTTTAACTACTGGTGATTTACTTCGCTTACAGTTAGATGAGTCGTCTTTAGTTGGTGGTTACTTCTTGAAGTGTACCGAAGTCGATGCTGACGCTGCTGTTTTCACTATTGGTGAAAAGGGTGCGACTACTATCGCTGGCGTTGCTTCTGGAACTGCCGCATTAACTCTTACCGCTGGAGATTTAGTAATCACAAGTGGTACTGCCACATTAACAGCTGGTGGTTTAACCTTAACTTTGGGTGATTTAACCCTGACTGCCGGAAACATTGTACAAACTTTAGGTGATTTAACCCTTACCGCTGGTAACTTTACAATGACGACTGGTGATGCTTCTATCGCTGATGGCTCTTTAGCTATCGTAGATGCTGACCAAGCTGCTTCTTTCTCGGTTACTAACAACACTGCGACCACTGCTCCAGTTATCGTTTTAGCTGGTTCTGGTGTCCGTTCTGGTGCTACTACTAATGCCTTTATGACCATCACTCCAAGTGGTATGACTACTGGTACTGGTATTTATGCTCCAATGGCTGCTTTAACTGAGGGTAAGGGTATTGAATTAATTACCAATGCTTTGACAAGTGGTCAGGCATTGTTGGTTTCTTCTTCTGCCACTGCTATCGCAACTACTGGCCGTTTGTTAAGTGTTGTTCACTCAGGTGCGACTGGAACTTCTGCTGTATTATCAGAGTTCAGTTCGGCCGCTAATGATGAAACCACTATCTTAAAGATAACTGCCTCCGCTGCTTTGGCCGCTGGTAAAGCATTACATATCTCTGCTAGTGCGATGACGACTGGCACTGCTATCTATGTTAATGCCACTGAAGCCACCTTAACAACCGGTAAATACTTAGAGTTCTATGATGGGGCTGCTAATGATTTCAGCGTTGCTAAATATGGTGCTACTGTAATTGCTGGTAATGCTTCGGGTACTGCTGTTTTGACCTTAACTGCCGGTGACTTAGTTATTACTTCCGGTCATACTATTATGACTGCCGGTAACTTAACTTTGACTGCCGGTAATATCGTTCAGACTTTGGGAAACCTGACATTAACTAGTGGTAACTTGTTGTTGACCTCTGGTACTTTAACAATGACCGCTGGAAGCGCTACTTTAACCGCTGGCAATCTTATCTTGACTGCCGGTACTATTATCACCACTCCTCAGGCTATTGTTAATGCTAACACTGCCATTTCGGTAACCCACGGAGTTACTACTATCGCTAATAACGGAGTTTCAACTCATACTTTAGCTGATGGTGTTGTTGGTCAAAAGAAAACTATCGTCTGTACTGTTTATACTGGTGACGCAACTATTACTCCTGATAATTTAGCTAACGGCACAACCGTTACTTTAAATGCTGTTGGTGATGCTTGCGATTTAGTATTCTTGGGTACTGAATGGTGGGTGACCAATTTATACGGAACTTGCGCACTCGCATAATTTCCATTAGTTTTGGGTACGACGGTCGTAAGTGGGGAGGTGGTAATATCATCTCCCCAGCCCAACTTATAATTAATATTACTAATTATGAAAAAGGGAGAAAAAGAATCTTTAATAGCAAAAGAAAAAAATCGTTTGTGGCATTTTGGCAGAAAGTTATCAGATGAAACAAAAAGAAAAATTAGTTTAAAAAAAATAGGGTGTGTTTCTCCTATGAAAGGAAAACATTATAAAATGTCAGAAGAAACTAAAAAGAAAATAAGTTTAGCAAATCAGGGCAAGAAACTTTCTAGTGAAACAAGATTAAAAATTAGCCTATCAAAGACTGGTAAAAAAAGACCAGATATGGTTGGAAGTAATAATAAGTCTTGGTTGGGTGGTAGATATACTTATTTTAAGAATAAAGCCTTAATAAGAGATAATTATACTTGTCAGAAATGTGGATTTTCCGATAAAAATATAATGATTGTAGACCACATAAAACCAAAGTCTATATATCCAGAACTAGAATTAGATATAAACAATCTAATGACATTGTGTCCTAATTGTAATGCCACTAAAACATTAAATGATATTAAAAAATATCAAACGGGAAGAAGGGTAAAAGAAAAGTGGAAAATATAAATAACTTAATATTGATGATTTACTCTGGGGGAGAATTTAATCTCCCCTAGGAATAAATTATTAATTAAAAATAAAATTATGTACGAAAACAACTTATTAAAGGCTGATATAAACTTTGCGACAAGTGGCGACCACAATGTAATCGCCGCTCCCTCTGCTGGTTATATCGCCATTGACCACATTAATTTTTTACCGGACTCCGCATTACACATTCAATTAAAAGATGGTTCAACTAATTATGGTGGAGCTTATTATTTAAACAATCAGGCTTTTACTTTGGAAAATGCTTTCGATAATCCTAAGGGGGTTATTACCTTAAGTGCTGGCGAAGCTTTTGTTATTAATACCGACGCAGCAGTACAGGTTAGCGGTTTTGTTCGCTATCGTATAGTAATCTAAAGTTTAAGGTTTAATGTTTAAGGTTTAAAATCTATGTTAGACGGTAAGCGCAGAGTAAATAAAAATAAAATATTCAATATATCTCAAAACGATATAAGTCCTTTAGTTTTCGCCGAACTTGCGGAACTTAAAAAAAATAAAGAAATATTAGAAAGAGATAATTGTGAAGCTGCTAAATCCCTAGAAGCTAAACGAAGAAGTCTTAACCTAGATTATAAGTCTTGTCAAAAGATAGAAAAAGAACACTTTGATAAGATTGATAAAGCGAGAGAGGAATACTTAGATTTAGTTGATAAATATGACAAAAAAAATGAAGAATTAATTAATCTTAATGCTAATGTTTCTTCTCTGGTGGTATTAAAGCAAGATTTACTCTTACTTATCCCTAAATTAAAACAAATTAAACTAGAATTAGAAAAAGAAATATATGAAACTACGGAAAAATATAATCAAGATAAGAAAAATAGTGAGTTATATCTTAACAACTTACGGGA